GACACCGGCTTGCCAGAGTTCTTTTTTAAGAAGCTTTTCAAAGGCATCTCAAAAGCCTTCAAAGGTGTCGTAAAAGTATTTAAGAAGATAGCTCCTATCGTTCTGCCCATGGTCCTCGGACCAGCCGGTCTTGGTCTAAGCGCAATTACGGCGGGTGCTTTGGGTTCCGGTATTGCTACTTTGATGAACGGTGGAGACCTTGGGGACGCTCTTAAAGCGGGTTTGACCGGTGGTCTTATGGGCGCAGCAAGCAGCTTCGGTAGCGGGTTCCTAAAAGGTTTCCAGAAAGGTGGTTTCCAGGGTGGTCTAAGCGGCGGCATCGGTTCTCTTAAAGCGTCAGTAGGTTCAATGTTCGGCGGAACGGGGGCCGGTGCCGCAGCAGCAACTCCGGATGCAGACTTAAAAGTTGCCAAGCCGGGTCCAGACGCGTCTATACTGGATCCAAAAGAAAACTATGCAATAACGCGGTCCGAACTTCTCTCCCAAGAAAAGCTAGGCGGAGTACCAGAATTTGATGGTGTCTCCCAACCTCTCACAACCCGAGATGTTATGAAGCTTCGGGGGGATTCGGTAAGTCCTGCGACACGTATCACACCTAAAGTAGACATTGCTCCAAAAGTAGACCTTGCTCCAAAAGTAGGACTTGGTGAAAAACTGAGTGTTACGGGTGCAAAAAGTGCCGGTACGGGAGCCGGTACGGGAGCCGGCTCTCAAGGGTTTCTTGGAGAAGCTCGGGATTTCTTATTTGGAGAAGGTCCGAGCAGCCCTATGGAACAGGCTCAGATGCGGGCCTCTTTCCGGCAACAGGGCATTAGGCAGGGTTTTTCTGGGGATAACCTAGACACTTTTGTAGCCGAGAGTATGAGCGCATCGCAACCAAGTTTTATGCGACGGACGCTGCCAACAGCTGCGTTAGGTCTAGGAGCATTGGCTGCGGCGGGTGGCTTTAAAACACCGGAAAACGAAACTGAAGTAGATCCGATGTTCCAGCAAACGGGACAAGACCTTTTCCAAGCCGACCCCTCTGCTTACTTGGTTTCTCCTAGCGGCGGTGCAATGCCTACCTTTGCACAAGTTGCAACACCTACCACTTTTGGATTTTACCAGACCCCTCCAAGTTCCGATTCGCCTTTTGACCAGCCCCTTGTGGTCACGGGTATGGAACATGGCGGAGAAGTTTTCCCCCGTAGAAACGGCGGCATAATGCCTTACGAAGGCGTCCCTGACGAAGACAGTGTACGGGCTATGCTTATGCCCGGAGAGTTTGTCATGACAACGGATGCTGTTCGAGGAGCTGGCGGCGGAGACCTTAACAAAGGCATTAACAACATGTACTCTGTAATGAGAAATCTTGAGAGCAGGGGAAAAGCCGCGCAATGACCGAGCAAACAACCCAAACAGTAATTCAGCGTGAAGATCCACAGGTCGAAGCATATCGACTAGGGCTTTTGAGATCCGCGCAAGACTTGGCTTCGCAACCCATGCAGTTACCTGTTCGCCAAGTTGCGGGAATGTCGGGTCTTCAAGAAGCTGCCACAGGACTAGCTGGGGCGGGGATTGGGAATTACCTGCCGTATCTCCAGCAGGCTGGCTATACAATAGGTGATGCTCAAGGTGCGATTTCGGGCGTTCTACCCGGAGCACAGCCCTATCAGCAAGCTGCTACACAATACATGGCGCGAGCCGGTCAGCAACTGCCTGGTCAAATGGCGGCGGCTCAACAAGGTCTAATGCAAGCCGGTCGGTTTGGACAAGGAGCTGCGGCCTTGGGCATGGCGGGATTGGACCCCTCCAGAGCACAAGCCTTTTTTAATCCTTATGAAGATGCGGCTGTTCAGCAGGCAATGCAGGACATTCGTCGCGAAGGCGACATCGCGCAGCAGGGACAACGGGCACAGGCTGTAGGCGCGGGTGCTTTTGGCGGATCTCGTTCGGCCATTGCAGAAGCAGAACTTGGTCGCAACGTCTTGCAACAACAAGCACGGACCGCAGCCCAGATGCGTCAAGCCGGTTTTGAAAGCGCTGCTCAGAGAGCGCAGCAGGCCGCTCAATTATATGGACAACTAGGTCAGGCCGGTGCTGGAACAGCACTTAGTGCTGCGGAAGCTGCGGGCCGCTTTGGTCTGCAAGGAACAGAGTTGGGAAGCCGCATTGGTGAAGGCTTGGGAAGTCTTGGACTACAGTACGGTGGTCTAGGCTTGCAGGCCGGAGAAGCACTTGGCACTTTGGGTCTTAGACAAGGTGCCTTGGGTGAAACGGCGCAGCAACTTGGTCAGCAGCAAGCGGGCTTCTTGTTTGACATGGGTCGAAACCAGCAGGCACAGCAGCAGGCTGAGCTGGAATCTCTTTATCAGTCTCAGATGGCTCAAACGATGGAACCGTACCAGCGTCTAGGCTTCTTGAGCGACCTTTACGCACGAACACCTTCGGCTCAAATGACCGCAACAAGCACGTTTGTACCGCAAGCCTCCCCTGCGGAACGCTTCTTAGGATTGGGTGTTGCAGGATTGTCCGCCGCCGCAGGTGCATCAAGAGCAGGATTATTTGGATGATGAACAGATCAGTTATGGAACGTCAGATGTTCGCCAAGGGTGGACCTGTTCGATACATGCAAGAGGGCGGGATTGCATCGGCCATGCCTATGGCGACCCCCGCTCCGGCACCTGTTATGCCTATAGAAGACCCGATGGCCACGGCTCAAGAAGCGGTAAATCCTGCCGAACTTGAGTCAATGTTGTCCCAAGCTTCACAAACCATAGGTGATTTGGAGCAGGCGGGCAGCTACGAAGAAGTAATGAACATGATGCGCGGCGACGAGGCTTCTGTCGAAGATCGGCGCTCCGAGTTGGCTAGCTTGGTTGGTCCAGAAGACGCGCAACAAACACCGGAGTCGGTTTTAACTTTGGTTCAACCTGTCATTCAAATGGCGGGTGTTGACCAAGGGATCGGTAGTATTGCGGAAGAGGAAATGAACTCTCCCGTGATGGGGGACTTAGCCGAAGGTATTATGTCCACAGTCAGCATGGGTGCCCCGGAGGTCGCCCCTCCTGTAAATTTTAAAGATGGCGGGGCGGTTACCGCTCCCCTGCCACCGGGACTAAAACCGGCTGGAATAGGACTGGCTACACCACCCTCTTCGGCCTTATCTGGTCTGGGTGGAAGCTCTTTAAACAACCGTTTTTCACAGTACCGAGACCTCTTCCGGAGTGTGGTAGATCCAGAACAAGATGCAGCAGCACAAGAAGAGCTTAAGCGTCAGACGCAGGCTCAAGTTCTTTTTGACATCGCCAACACAGCGCTAGCTTTCACAGCACCGCAAGCGGTTCCAATGAGCACCGCAGAGCGTTTAGCGGCGGCGGCGACGCAAACTGAGTTGTTCCCGACTATCGCAGCACGGACCGGGGCCCTTGCAGAGGCTGACTTAGCTCGTCAAGAGCGGCTCCAAGAGCTGGATCTGGCGGCAATGCAATCGGCCATTACCGCAGAAGAAGACACGGTTACCCCAGATTACACTAACTATGCTGTAGTTGGTCCGGACGGCACTACTTTACAGACTATGATGTTAACGGACGAGCAAGCGTATCGTTGGTCAAATATATCTGATCAATTGGGGCTTCCAGGAACTAACTTGCGAGCAGCCGCTGCAGAAAAAATCCCCGACGAGCCCGATGCGGCGTTTTCACCATTCAGTCAAAAAGCAAGGTTACCTTATAACCAGCTTTTCAATAATGAGTTAATGAGGGGCTTTGTCAACAAGACCTTACCCCTTGAAAAACAACGGGAAATTCTGTATCTTTTAGAATCAGGTTTGGCGTCAGAGGGCTATGTTTATGACGCCTCGACTGGGGAGAACGTGGCAAAGCCACCTCTTCTGGGATCGCCGGGAAGTGCCACAGCGGATAACTTTAGAAACATTTTGGCTGCATTCTATAGCAACCAAGGTGTGGCCCCAACGGAAGTGGCCCCAACGGAAGTGGCCCCAACGGAAGAGCCCCCAACGGAAGGGGACCCAACTAATTTTGGTTTTGCGGACCTGTTTAATTTGAGGCCACCCTCTTTCGAACTCCCAGAAGATGACGATAAAATTGACGAACTTTTTGAAAGAGCGCCAGATGGAACGTCGTTCCGTCTTAAGACGGACATAGACGTTTGGGCCGAATCCGATTTTGGTAGAGCTTTTATTACGGGCGGAGATTTTTACAGAGCCACGGGCGTTGGTTCCGGGCTTGACCGAATTAACTCCTTCATGAACGACTTGGTAGATGAGTTTTCAAACCAAGAGGGAGCCGCACCTCCTCCAGAAGAAGTCGATGAGTTTAGACGGTTAGTCGATGAAGCCTCCGCCTTGTCTCTTGGTGTTAAAACTTACACCAATGAATTTGTGGGTGAAGGTGGAAGAGCATTTAACAGCCTACAAGACGCGGTTAATGAACTAGCTGGCACGATTGAGGGCGGATTGACCGTATCAGACGTGCGTGTAGTAAGGGCCTTAACGGCTATTGAGAGCAGCCTAGTGGACGTTATCGAAGAAGCTGCCGTTATTCTTCCAAGACGCGGAAATCGAAACACCGGTCAGTTTACGGAATCACAATTATCGGGAGCGCGACAACAAGTTCTTGGTGGTGTGGACCTCTTAGCGGCAGTGAGGCGGATGAAACGAGGAATGCAACGCTCCGCAGGTGGCGGTTCTAGGCCCTATGTTTCGCCTCCACCACAACAACGAGAAAGTATTGACCGAAGCACTAGACCGGGTCGCTTACGTGGGACCGCTCAGAACACGGGCCGTTAATCTAGGAGATTTTCTATGCAAAAAACAAGGATGTCCACAGGCGGCGGTGGCGCTGGAGGCCGGTCACGTAACCCATACCAACAAGATCTGGACAACTTAGTTCCTTCTTCCGCAACGCAAGCAATTGCTTCTCTTGCGACACCAAAAAACCTGCTGCTGGGTACTGCGGGCACGGGTGCAGCGATAGCCGCTAACGCCCTTTTGTCTGGTGGTGGCGACGACGCCCCTTCGGGTGATCCCCAAGGTAGCCCTGATCCAGTAAGCTCAGGTCTAGCATCAACTTTCGGTGAGAGCTTGGAATCAAGGGCGGAACTATATGGCTTAGAGGGACAAGCCTTTCCCGAACCAGAAGACTTAAGCTTTTTTTCGTTGAGACCCTCACGAATACTGACCTTCACATCAAATCAGCTAAATGATCAATTGAGTGAACTCCGAGAAGAAGCGAGGGAAGAAAGAGAAAGAGACCCAGACTACCGAGAGACGGGCGAAAGCCTGATGGCACGGGCGCTTGTTAACGAAGCACAATATTTAAATGAAGAAACGGATACGCCTTTTACACTTACCTATGAGCAACTTCGTACGGGACAAGGAGAAGGCTTATCGGGTAGACCCTTCAGTGATGAAGCCATTATCACGTTGTTAAGTAACGCTCGGGCTTTCGGGCGATATGAAGGACGAGGCGGCACTATATTACGCGCTACTGGGGCTGGCGCTCGTGAAAACATAGGAGCCGGACTAGGCTTTGGCGCAGGCTTTGCGGGGGGCGTAAAAGCTATTTCTCCCGTAGCCTCCGCAGCTGGCCGGTTGCCTCTTCCCGGAGTTGCAGCGCCTGTACTTTCCTCGGCCTTGTATACCCTAGCGGGCCTAGGGGGCGGGATAGCTGGATCTATCGCAGGAAGAGAGGCTCAAGAAGCCTTGGAAGGCGAGCCCGAACCTGTTTTACCATCTTTTAGGCCATACTACGTTGCAGGGGAAACCACTGCTATGTCGGGAGCTGGTTTGATCAGCCCTCTCGGAGTTGCAAACTACATCAGACCCACAGAAAAAACGGTACGCGGCACAGGGGCCATTGAGTTTATTAACAACTTCAGGGCTTTGTCTGGAAACACTAGGAGTACGCCCGGTTTAATCCAAAACATTGTTGAAAACGCGGGCCTTCCCCAAAATGTAATAAACCAAGCCTTGGCCGCAAAGAACTCTTCCCGCATGGCAAGGTTCGGTGAACCTACTGCGCCGAGTAAGTTTTTGGGTATACCGTATACTCCTGGGGGTTACGTGTTTGATCCAACAAAAGGTCCTCTTTCTTTAAGAACCGTAAGCGCGTTAGAAAAAGGTATTAATCAAACTGCCGCGCAGGCATTGGGGGCACCTGTGACCTTCGGTCTTGTCGAATTAACCGCAGGCGCGTCGGCAGGGGTTGCGGCCGGAATGGCTGAGCGTATTTCTCCAAACGATGCAGGCACAAGGCTCATAGCGGAGCTTGTTGGAGCTACGGGAGGCGCTACGGCGCTCGGCCTGTTAAAGTACGGGGCGGGAAGAATGCTGGGTGCTGGAAGACAAGCTATGGGTTTTGGGAAAGCCACGCCGGAAAGCCCCAACGTACGGACAGAAGCAGCTAGACGAGTTCTAACAACTCTTCAACAAAACACCGGATTTAGCGACGATCAAATAAGGCAGCTCATAGACGACCTGACTTTGGACGCAGATGGAAACGTTCGTTTGTTTGCAGAGGGGGAAACCGTTTCAAGTCTTGCGGATAGTTTGCGGTTGCCTAATTCTGCCGTTTTAACAGAAATTGAAGCTCAGCTTAGTAGAGAAGTTCAAGATTTAGCTCAACGTTCGGGCCGAGCGCGTCAAACGGCATTCGATAACAATAAAAAATTATTGTCTCTTGCCGTATCTAATCCTGATCCGGAATCCCTTTCCAGAAATGTTCAAGCTCTTCGAGGAATTTTTGAGGAAAGCTTCATTCGATCCTTAGACGAACGAATCCAGGCTTTTAATACCGCCGCCCAAAGAATCTACGGGCCCAATCTACAAAATGCCCCAGAAGATTTTGACTTAGGGGATCGAATTTTTGGTATTATTGAGCGGGAAATCCAAACAGCTAACGACAGACAAAGTCGGCTGTGGCGAGAAGTGGACGAGTCCGGCTTTACCCTGACTAGGTTTACTCACGCTCAAACAGGGGAACCGTTAGATCGGCCCAACATATTAGAAATATTTGACACACCTGCGTCGGCTCGTTTCAACGGGAACCCATACGGAGTCGCGTTAGATTCACGAACCGCCTCCTCGAATCTTGCAACCTTTGAAGCTAAGCTGAGAGAGTCGGAGTTAGACACAGACGTGTCTCGGGTTAGAGAGGAGTTTGAAGAAACAGGGGCCGTTAATTCTCCTCGGTTGGCGCAAATGTATAGTCGTGCTCGACATGAGCAACGTGAGGCCAAAGACTCTAATACTCGTCGCCTGTTTGGTCTTTTTGCTAACTCTATCCTGCATGATTTAACGGGCCAAGAAAACTCCGGTAGTGTCGCGTATGAGGCGGCTCGCCAGTATACCTATGCAATGCACCAGTTTTTCGACAGACAAATTTTTGGTGAGATGACGCGGCAGCGACCCAGCGGAGAATTTGTCCTGAACCCATTAAATATTTTGGAAGCTTCTTTCGGTGGCAGGTACTCCACGGTAACAAATAACTTGCAAGCGCTCTTAGACGCGGCTGATTTTAACAGAAGAAGCCTTCTTGCTGAGGTTGGTATAGACGGAACTGTTCGTAGTGCCGACGATGAATACAATAGTGTTCAAGACGCTGCCACGGACACACTCTATAATTTCTTGCGGACAAAGTTGCTGCGAAACCAGGTAGACCCAATAAAAACAGGTCCAGCGTCTTTACGTCCAACCACGACTGATCAAGGATTTACTGTCGTGGGAGGACGCCCTGCGTTTATCGTTGAAAGGGAAGCCTTAGAGAAACTTAAGCAAGATCCCGCGTTTCTTGAGATGGTAAAAATGTTTCCTAGTCTGGAAACAACTTTGGACAACGTAGCTTCCGCGCAAAATGCCGTGGACCAGTTGATTAACAACCCTCTAACGGCAAATTATAACTTAGGCATTCAACCATACGAAGCAACTTTCCGCAGAGTAATGGGTTCTGCTAAAGCGCCACATCTGGTGGTTTCTGAGATTTTAGAAAGCCGGAACGTTGAAAACGGGTTGCGTGACTTAGCTGAATTAACGCGCCTAGATCCCGAAGTTTTTCCCGAAGGCTATAACGCGGAGTTAGCTCGTCAGGGCTTGGTCTCCGCGGTTCTGCAACACGCCTCAACCCGCGCTGGGGGTCTGGATAGTGGTGCTTTTAATCCGGGCAGGATGAAGGACGTTTTGTTCTCTCGTCCCGCCAACGTTGCGGAGGGTGTAAATGTTGTAGTGGATGGGGAAGAGGTTCCTTGGACGCTTGTGAACTGGATGCGATCAGAAGATATCATTGACGCCGACTGGGAAAGCCACATTACTGACACCTTGGACACAATGGTCCGGCTTCAAGACGGGTTAAAGCGTGGCGACAGGGATCCAAACTTGTTCCCTGAGCCAAGCGCATCTTCTATCCTAGCCGCAAAGGCAACGGGTTCGGGTGTTGCTCTTGGTGTTCTTCGCGGCGTCCGTAATCTTTTGAATAGAATAACTCCCTTCGACACGGGAGGCATTGGAGCCGCTGGGCTTATCGTTGCCGGCGAAGGTTCTAAGTTTGGCGTAAATGTTTTAGTCAACGGACCCGAAGAAAATGTCGTCAAAGCCATGGTTGATATTATGTCCAACCCCGCGCTGTTTAGAAACAGCGTAAACGAGAGCTTAGACGGTCCGTCTGGTCTTCAAAACTTGGGAATAATAGGAGACGGTTTTGCACAACTGGCTCGACAAGCTCAACGTCGAGCGCCTTATGTTGGTCAATACGTTATGGACTCGGGAGAGGTTGAGTCGTTGGAACCCCCGCAACAACCGCAACCACCCGCCCCCGCCCCCGTTGCGCCGCCTACACAAGTATCAAACTTGATGCCCGTCCCAGACTACTCTAATTTGACGCAAAACTTTTTGGATTTTCAAAACTATATGGGCGAGTCCTTGTCTCCAATGTTACAGGGTCCCGCACAGGGTCCTGTAAACCCAGAAGATTATGCAAGGGTTTTCTCGGACCCCAACGACATAAATGCCGATATTGTTCAAGGAATAGGAAGCTTGGGACGCGGTTAAGACAACCAGTCTCGGGCTTCCTCGCCTAGCACTTTCCCAGCTATGTCGCTTTTGTCTCTCAAAGCCTTTAGTATCTTTTCATCGATAGTGTTGGGGCAAACCAGGTCTACATAAGTTACGTTGTTCTTCTGCCCGATTCGGTGAGCGCGGTCCTCGGACTGTAGCCTGATCTCAAGATCGTAGCTGTTGCTGTAATAGATAACAGTGTTTGCCTGTGTGAGGGTGATTCCGTATCCACCGGTACGGGCTTGCCCAACAAAAAACCTCATGGGGTTTTCTGGGTCTTGCATCTGGTTAACTATTTCTTGACGCTCGTCCTGCGGTGTAGCACCATAATAGGTCGCCACCGTTTCCTCGCCATATACTTTGGCTAAGTTGGCTGCGATGTTTTTGATGTCGTGGGTATATGTTGCCCAAATGATACACTTACCCTGCGTCTCCTCAACAACCTCCAAAAGGTGAGACATACGGTTATTTTTGATAGGCTGTATTTCGCCCTCATCGGGCTGAATAAAACCGCAGCATATTTGCTGCATTCGCATGATCTGCGTCAAAACACTGGCCGTAGTAGAAAGCTCCCCGTTGTCGAGCTTAGCCAAGGCCATTTTCTTCATCTGAAGATACAGCCGGTTCTGTTCCTCCGTCATTGCGACATCCCGTTTGATGTAAACTTTCTCGGGCAAGTCCAAACAGTCTTGTTTCAGGATACGGTTGCTAAACTTATCTAGCTTTTCCGTTAGCTCATCTAATCGCCGGTAGCCCGTGATCTTGTTGAACGAACGATGCCCCATTCGCTGGACATGCATTACTGCATACCTGCTCTGAAAAGCAAAAAAACTTTTTAGCCCTAACGCTTTGGCTTCGAGGAAGGCGCATTGGCTAAACAGGTCCATCGGAGACTTTGTTACAGGAGAGCCGGTGAGTATACGCCTGTACTTGCTCAGTGCTTTTAGCTTGACGATGTTCTTTGTGCGCTTCGCCGTACGGTTCTTAATTGTGGTGCTTTCGTCCACGATAACTATATTGTCTGGATTGAAACTCAAGAAGTCCATCGCGGCCTGCGCCCCACGGCTCGTGGAAAAGGCTTCGACATTCATCACAAATATCTTAAGACCGTCAAACGGTTGATCTGTGATTTCGTCCAGGTCTGCCCTGTTTTTGTTTGTTTGAGCAGGAACCCACCGATAAACTTTTCTTTTAATGCGGTCGGGCAAGTGCGTGGGGATTTCCCCCTTGACCCAGTTGTCGTATACCCCCTTCGGTGCAATAACTAACACCGTGTCTATCTTACCCTGCTCATACAAGATGCCGATTGTATCAATGGCGACCTTAGTCTTTCCCGTACCCATTTCCATGAACAGCGCGTAATAGATCGCGGCCCACGAATCTTTGAGGGCTTTCATCTGGTGATCGTACGGCTGCGTTTTAAAAACAAAATCTTTCATTATTTTCTCCGAAAGGATTGACCTTCTCGTTGTATGGGATTATATCTACTTTTGTCAAGGCTTAACAATGCCTTTAACAACGAAAGGAAACTAATGACAAACAACCTCATTTTTGAAATGGAAGAGGACTTTGAGGAGCACAGTGCTTCCTCTCTTGAAAAGCTAGACCAGTCCGGTCTTTCCTCGATAGCTGCTCTCGCTAGAGAGATCCGACAAAAGGAAGAAACTGTTGAGCACCTTGAGCGTGAGCTGAAGGACGCGAAAAAAGCTTTGGTAAAACTGACCGACGAAGATATGCCGGGAATGCTTGCCGAAGTTGGAGTTTCCAGCTTCACCTTAGACGATGGTTCAACCGTGGACATTAAGCAAACCTACGGGGCTTCGATCCTAGTCAAGAACCGAGAAACCGCCTTCGGGTGGCTTCGCGACAACGGTTATGATGACATCATCAAAAACACCGTTTTCACTCAGTTCGGAAGAGGTGAGGACACTGAGGCCAAAGAGTTCCGCGAAATAGCGGAAAGCAATGGTTTCGACGTCCAACAAAAAACGGAAGTCCACCCCATGACACTTCGCGCTTTTGTCAAAGAGCGTGTGGAGCTTGGAGAGGAATTTCCAATGGAATTGTTCGGCGCTTGGGTCGGACAAAAAGCTGTAATCAAGAAAGGTAAGTAATATGGCTCAACAAGAAGTTGCAAAAACCAAGAAAGCAGAAGTAGCTGCTTTCGACCCTTCCATGTTTGAAGAGGATGCCGGCATCGGCATGGAGAATCTAGATCAAGACGATCTAGCGTTACCCTTCCTCAAAGTCCTCTCCGGAAACGACCCGGTGTTGGACACAAACGAAGTCGCTCGCAAGGGCGACATTTATAACACCGTGACCGGTGAAGTGTATAAAGGCAAAGACGGTATTCGTGTTGTGCCTTGCGCTTATCAACGCCGGTTCATTCAGTGGGCACCTCGTGGTGTTGGTTCAGGCGCACCTGTGCAAATTTACGACGCCGGTGAGGCTCGCCCAAAAACTGAACGGTCTCCTGACGATAACAAAGAATACGTTATGGACGGAAGCGGTGATTATATTGAGGAGACGCATCAGCATTACGTGCTGCTGCTGAAGGAAGATGGGACGTTCGAAACAGCCCTTATTGCGCTTAAGTCAACTCAGTTGAAAAAGTCGCGTAAGTGGAACTCGATCATCGCATCTCGGACCATGCAAGGTAAAAACGGGCCGTTCACGCCACCTCGTTTTTCTCACGTTTATCACCTCAAAACGGTGTCTGAGGAAAACTCTAAAGGTAGCTGGCACGGCTGGGAAATGGCTTGCGACGGTCCGGTGTCTGAGGCGTTTATGTACAAACGCGCCAAGGAGTTTGCGAGTAGCATCTCCGCCGGAGACGTCGTGGTGAAACACGCCAATGAGGAAAACTCCTCCTCCGACAACTCGGACATTCCGTTTTAAGCCAACCTTTTTGGTGGGGGGAGACCCCCACCATACTTTTTTGTGGAGAGAAAAATGTCAGTACAAAAGTTTCAATCTATCTTTGACGGGCTGCAACAAGCTTACGGCTACTTTCGGATAGAGAGCCAAACATCTTCCGGTAAGAGCACCGGCAAAGCTGGCATCCTACGCGAACCACGGACCACGGAACTATGGGAACGGCACCTGTCTGGAACAGGTAACGGCCTTGGCATCATTCCTATTAACGAAGATAATGCGTGTAAGTGGGGTTGCATTGACGTCGATCAGTACCCGCTAGATCACGGGGCGCTGGTCGCCAAAATTAGAAAACTTGACCTACCCTTAGTCGTCTGCCGGTCAAAGTCAGGTGGCGCACACCTTTTCCTTTTTAGTACGGAATGGGTCGCAGCAAAGGATGTGCAGAAGGCGCTTCAGTGTATGGCTGCTGCCCTGGGCTATGGTGAGAGCGAGATATTTCCAAAACAAGTTGTCCTGCACCTCGACAGGGGAGACGTGGGTAACTTTTTGAACCTGCCGTATTATAACGCGGAGGAAGGGCTTAGATACGCCTTCTTAGACGATGGCACTTCCGCAACACTAGAAGAATTTATTCAGCTTCATGAAACCTACGCCCAAACTAAAGAGCAGGTCATAAAGCTACAGGTTGTTCAGCAATCTCAAGAAACGCAGATCATGGCCGACGGACCACCGTGCTTACAAATTCTCTGTAAGAATGGTGTCAGCGAAGGGGGCCGAAACAATGGCTTGTTTAACATCGGTGTTTACTTACGGAAGGCTTTCCCTGATAGTTGGGAATCAGAGATATTAACGTACAACATGCAGTACGTAGATCCGCCCCTGCCCTTGTCTGAAGTCAATGCGGTGGCAAAACAGCTAGAGAGGAAAGAGTATGCCTATAAATGTTCTGACGCTCCAATTAATTCTCATTGTAACAAAGATTTGTGCCGAACCCGAAAGTTCGGAGTGGGAGCTGCTGTCCAAGGCGCAACAATTGCTAATCTAAGGAAGTATGCAAGTACGCCGCCTGTTTGGTTTATGGACGTGAATGGGGAACCCTTAGAGCTAGACACCGAGGCTCTTCTTAATCAGCCCACGTTCCAAAAGGCTTGTATGGAGCAGTTGAACTTCATGCCGCGTTCCGTTGCAAAAGTGCAATGGGAGGGGCGTATCAGCACCCTAATGAACGAGATGAAGGACAATGAAAGCTCTATCATCGAAGTTGCTCAAGATGCTTCTATCAGCGGCCAGTTCTATGACTACTTGGAAGAGTTCTGCCGACACTTGCAGCAGGCCCAGGACAAGGAAGAGATACTTTTACGTAAGCCTTGGACCGACGAAGAAAGCTCGCTGACCTATTTCCGTCTGAAAGACTTCGAAGCTTTCCTGAAGAAAAACAAGTTTTTTGAGTACAAGATGCACAAGATAGCCCAGCGTTTACGGGATATTAATGGTGAAAGTACTGTAATCAAAATCAAATCGAGATCTGTCCGAGTGTGGCAGATACCTGCTTTTGACAACACGGACGTGGATGTTCGTTCGCCAACCTTTGGTTCGGAGCCTCCGTTTTGACAAAGGAGGAATATGCCAAGCGCAACGCCGAAATTTATCGCCTGTATTCTAGCGAATGGATGACGCTTAGTGCCATTGGTAAACGATTTAATATTTCGAGGGAACGTGTTCGGCAGATAATAGAAAGGATACGGGAGGGTGTTTAGAATATTTGGTCCCCCCGGAACGGGGAAAACTACGACGCTTTTGAATATGGTAGACAATGCGCTGTCTTCTGGAGTTGCTCCGGAGCGGATAGCCTTTTTTGCGTTTACGCGGAAAGCGGCAAATGAAGCAAAAGAGCGAGCCGCTGAGCGGTTCAACTTAGATCCCAAAAAGGATCTGGTGTACTTTCGAACACTGCATAGCTTGGCGCTGACCATGACGGACATCCAACCCAGCCAGATCATGCAAGAGGAAAGCTACCGAGAGCTGGGGGACGCTATCGGTGTTCGCTTAGGCTCGTCTAAGGTGTCTGACGACAACGACATTGTTTCTGCTTCCAGCTCTAATGATCCTATCCTAGCCCTGATCAATTTAGCGCGGTTACGGAAGGTGAACCTGCGGGAACAGTACAACATAAGTAACCTAGACGTTGACTGGAACATTGTAAGCTATGTGGACAGGTGCCTGACTGAGTACAAGAAGAAGATGAACCTGTACGACTTTACCGACATGCTCGCTGCGTTCGTAGAACAATCCGAAACATGCTGTCCCCAGTTCGAGCTTACCTTCCTAGACGAAGCGCAAGACCTGTGTCCTATGCAATGGGACATAGCTCATATACTAGATCAGAAAAGTCAGAAGATGTATGTCGCAGGTGATGATGACCAAGCTATCTATCGGTGGGCCGGTGCCGATGTAGACGAGTTCATCAACCTGCCAGGCGGTTCCGAAACACTCAGCCAATCCTACCGCGTTCCCGGAGAAGTTCACAAACTTGCAGAAAACGTGGTGAAGAGAATTAATCGACGGTTCCCGAAACGGTACGAACCTCGGACAGAACAAGGTAACGTGGCGCGGATAAATACAGTATCCAGCTTAGACATGACACAGGGGTCGTGGCTTATACTGTCTCAGGCCGCATATCACCTGCAATCCGTAGCACGAGACTTGAAGTCCTCGGGATACCTGTTCACGCATCGCGGCACACGGTCCATTAGCGAAGGCATCAGCAACGCTGTTAACGGATGGGAACAGTTGCGAAAAGGTTTCTCTGTTACGGGCGAAACAGCCCGAAAGATATACGGCTACATGTCAACTAAGGACCGGGTACGACGAGGGTTTAAAAAGCTGAGCGCCCTAGCCGATGAAGATTTGGTTAACCTAGAAACCCTGCAAACAGAACACGGATTGCTTGCAACTGTGGATATGATCTGGAGTGAAGCCCTTGACAAAATCCCAGAAAGCGAGAGAGCTTACATCACGGCGCTGCTGCGTCGTGGCGAGAAGTTTAATGGGGTGCCCCGCATTTCAACATCCACGATCCACGGGTCAAAAGGCGGGGAAGCTGACAATGTTGTATTGTTCACGGACCTCAGCCCAGCGGCAGACGACGACATGAACATTAATCCGGATGACATCCATAGAGTGTTTTATGTCGGGATAACTCGGACTAGAAATAAACTTTATATTGTTGAACCTGAAGACGTTACACGGAGCTACTATCTATGACGCGGGAAGATATCCTCGATAAAGCATTGAATCTGATCACCGGTGATAGAGCTAAGCAATATGGAGACGCTAAGGATAACCATATCGCAATTGCCACGGGCTGGAATCACATCGTTCAAAGAGCTTACGACACACACGGTACGCTGACACCGGAACACGTCGCACTGATGATGGACTGGCTCAAAACGTGTCGGCTTCTAACTGACGTTACCCATGAAGACTCGTGGGTGGATAAGGCCGGGTACACAGCACTCGGCGGTGAAATAGCGACAAAGGATTAATCATGGCAAACCTTCAGATGGCTATGTTCGCGCCGAAAAGCGAATGGATTCCTCCGCTGGAGCTTCCGGATATAACGTCTGCTGGTAAAATTGCCATTGACGTTGAAACACGCGACCCGAACCTAAAGTCTAATGGTCCCGGCTGGCCCACAGGCGATGGCGAGGTCGTGGGCTACGCGGTAGCCGTAGACGGCTGGTCTGGTTACATTCCTGTGGGTCACTTAGGCGGCGGTAACCTCGATAAACGAATTGTTAACCGATGGCTTAAAAAGGTGTTTGAGTGCCCTGCGGATAAGATCATGCACAACGCACAATACGATCTCGGCTGGATACGCCAGATGGGTTTTCAGGTTAACGGCAGGATCATCGACACAATGGTGGTGGCGTCGCTTCTGGATGAGAACAGGTTTTCTTTCAGCCTTAACGCGCTCGCCTACGAACACCTAAACAAGGTGAAGTCGGAGAAAGAACTTGTCGCCGCCGCAAGAGAATTTGGCGTAGATCCGAAGGCCGAGATGTGGAAGATGCCGGCGATGTACGTCGGACCATACGCTGAGGGTGACGCCGAGCTAACACTTGAACTGTGGAACTACCTTAGCGGTCAGCTGCACCGCCAAGACCTGTGGCAGATAGCCAACCTTGAGTTGGACCTGTTGCCCTGCCTGGTAGACATGACCATGCGTGGCGTTCGAGTAGACACGGACCGCGTCGAACGGACCAAGGACTATCTCCTGAAAAAGGAAAAGGAAGTCCTGAAGCAGATCAAGCACATTACCGGTTCAAACGTCGAGATATGGGCAGCACAGTCACTAGCCAAGGCTTTTGATAAGCAGGGCATCTACTACCCGAAAACCGAGAAAGGGTCGCCAAGCTTTACCAAATCCTTCCTATCTGACAGCGAGGAGCCATTAGCTAAACTGGTGGTACAGGCTCGCAACCTGAACAAGACCAGTGGAACCTTCATAAACACCATTATGAAGCATTGCCACAAGGACGGGCGCATACACAGCCATATCAATCAGATTCGCTCGGACGATGGCGGGACCGTGTCGGGTCGTATCTCAATGAACAACCCCAACCTGCAACAGATCCCGGCTCGCGACCCAGAGATCGGGCCGATGATACGAAGTCTATTCCTACCCGAAGAAGGTGACCAATGGGCGGCCATTGACTTCTCGCAACAGGAACCACGGATCTTGGTCCACTATGCTTCGGTGTACGGCAAGTCTCGGGGTATTCCATTGAAGGGGGCCGAGGAGTTTGTTGACGGGTACACAAACGATCCAGACATGGACTTCCATACAATGGTCGCGGAAATGGCCGGCATTGGTCGTAAGCAGGCTAAGACGATCAACCTGGGTATGATGTATGGCATGGGTGTTAACAAGCTTGCCGGCGAGCTGGGTATCGAGACCGACGAGGCGAAAGCTCTGATCAAACAATATCATGAGCGCGTTCCGTTCGTGAAAGGTCTGATGACTGGCGTGCAGAACAGATTGAACGAGAGATCTAGCGAAGGCTCTCTGCGCTCCATACTAGGCCGTAAGTGCCGTTTTGATCTCTGGGAGCCCGATACGTTCGCAATGAACAAAGCGCTGCCCTACAAG